CACTTGGAAAGTCAAGGGCCCATAACTCCCGATTGACCCGGAATAATTGAAAATATTGAACGTGTTCAGGAAATTGACGGCGGTGCTGATCGCTCCCAAAATTCCCATGTTTCCTCCTTACTGCATCGGATCTGTCTTTGCCCCGCCCGGGGTGATTCCGCCATGGTCGTGGTGCGTGACGTCCGTTCCGTTGTTGGTATACACGCCGTTCTGCGTCATGTTTCCGCTTATGACAAAGTTCGAAGCGGTCAGCGTGATGGTCCCGCTTTCGTCGATGTCCAGCTTGCTGCCGCCGAAATCAAAGATGAAATGATCTTTGACGGCCGCAGGCGTGTTTTCCGTGNNCCCGCCGACGATCATCCCCCGGTCGGCCTGGTCATTGCCCTCACCGGCAAAAATAACAAAAACCGGGGTCCCCGGTTTCATAGGTCCTGTGATACGATTCCCGAAGACAACCGGCGAAAGGACCGGCAGAAAGTCCGTGATCATGTCTTCGTCTTCTTCAAGCTTTACCCGCGCCGTGTATGTCGCGGCGTCAAAGTCTTGTATGGTGCCGGGGCCGCCCCGTAGTTGTTTCATTTTGCCTCCGCCTTGATTTTATAGCATTTGTATTTCGTCTGCCATCCGGGCAGCGTGTTGGTGACCGTGGTCACGAGGTATTTGCCGCCATATTCCCCGCTATTGACCAGCATGACCGTACATCCGGCGTATATCGTCCGGCGGCCGACTTCTGTGATCTCAATTTCTATTTCCCACTTGTTGGCCTGTTCAAGCTCGTTTTTCGCGTATGCCCGCATGTCGTCGACCTTGCTTTTCGCCTCGACCCGCAGGACCTTTTCCGGTTCATCTTCGGCCGTTCTCCCGATGATTTCCGCCCACGTCAGCTTGACGGTTTCCTTTTTATTCGTCTTGGTGCTCTTGTAGGTGACCTCTATGGCGTCATAGATGTCGTCACTTTTGTCCGTGATCTGGTAGTCTATGACGTTGTTCAGGTCGACCATGGCAGTCGGCAGTTTGGCGGTAAAATCTTCCTCAGAAAAAAGGACGAGCTTGTTATAGGTCAGTTTTACCTTGACGCCCTGCTCGTCTGCGACCTTGGAGAAGAAAGCAAAATCGGTTTCCTTTTCCTGCATGAGGTTTTTCAGCTGGATTTCCTTCTCAGGTAAATATTGGTACTCCAGACCGTACTTGGTGGCAAATTCCTGCCCGAGATCCTTCAGGCTTATCTTTTCCCATGTCTTGCTCCGTTCGACGTTTTTCGCCTTCAGGGGGGCTGATATGGCTTTTATGGTGGCGGTCTCCTTGTTGTAGCTTTTTTCGTCAAGAAAAAAGATTCCGGCTTTCGCGATTTGTGTCGCTTCGAATTCGTTTTCCCAGTAGTGGGAGAGGATCAAAAGACTGAGTTGCTGTTTTTTCTTGAATCCCCATCCGGCGGATAGAAACTTGTTTTCGGTGTTGACCAACGTGATTTGCAGATCGTCCAGCTCTCCCTCGAGGTGGTCCGTGACCGTGACCTGTTGCAGGTAGGGCGCAAGCGGCGCGGAAATATCCGCGCCATCCAAAAGAATTTGCGCGTTTGCGCGTCTCATGATGCCCATGGCGCGACTCCTTCCTTTTCTTCAGGCGGAATGGCCGGGACGATCAGCAGAATGCCGTCTGTAAAAAAGACGACGTTGGAAAATTCGATGTTTGCGTCTATGAGGTCGACCATCCGGCGTTCCTGGCCATAGACTTTAAAAGCGATCAGATCCCACGTGTCGCCCTGTTCCGTTTCGTATGTGTTATAGCTTTCTTCTTTCCCGGTCATGTTTGGCATCATCCCTCTTTTTCAGTTCTATCCGGACGCGCTTGGCGATCTCTTCTCCGATCTGCGAGGCGATTCCCGCGTCGGCGTTGCCGCCGATGGTGATGTTGCCGATGGAGAAAGAAAAAGATTCGCTGTTGTCGCCGTTTTTATAAGTATTGCTTGTGTTATAGTTTGCGGCTGTGGTCGATACGCGGTCAAGGATTCCGCCTCTTTTGTTGATCGCGCCGATTTGGGAGCCGAATAGGCTTGTGAATGATCTGTTTTCTGCGGCCGTGAGGACTCTTTCGCCCGCGTGCAGGTAGGAAAGATAGTTATCAAACGGGACGTTTGCAAGGCCTTTGGCGTTGGATGTTACCCCATAGATCGTCCCGGCGAAGGTGTCGCTCGGGTCTACGACGGGGGCTTTGCCCGCTCTGCCGATAAAAAAGTTTTTGGCGGATTCTATTGCTTTTGCGGGAATCTTTGCGATTTCGTTGAGAATGTCGTCCACCCATGTTTTGAATGTCTGCCATAGGCTGCCAAAGAATTTCCCGAAGGCGGCCAAAAGGCTGCCGACAATGCCGTCGCCTTCTTTCCAGTGGGTCCAGAATTCTTTTGCGGCGTCTATCAGGGCAAAGATCGGAGCGCCGATCAGGCGGATGCCGTTTTCGACGAGCTGGAGTATGGGGTATTCTTCTTTCATGGATGCCCAGAATCCGGCGACCTTGTCCCAAAGTTCCAGTGCTTTGTCTTTGACTTCTATGATCTTTGCCTTGACCTTGTCCCAATTCTTATAAAGCAGATAAATACCTGTGATCAGCAGCGCCACGCCCGCGATGATGAGTGTCACCGGACCGCCCATCACGCTGAATCCTTTCGTAATCCAGCCGATGATTCCGCCTGCGGCTTTCAATCTATTGAATGCCGTTATAATGTTTGTAATTACAAGAAAAACGCCAGCAAACACGGCAACATTATCCGCCCCGAGGTATTTGATGGCGCTGAGAACTTTGTCGGCAACTGCCATGATCTTTGAAAAGGCTTTGCCGAGGAAAAGGACAGATTTCGACAGGATATCAAAAAAGTTCGTCCCCGCGTTTTTGGGAATCCAGCTTTTGATGATTTCGATTCCCGGCTTGATCGCTTCTTTCAGCTTTTCGATAAACATCCGGACTTTGACGATCGCCTGATACCAGAACACTTTTTGTTTGTCCTGCATATCGCTTTCGGTAAATGTTCCACTGAGGACGTTTGCAATGATTCCGATGGTTTTGGTCAACTTTTTCATTTGACCCAGCAACCACGGGGAAAAGATGATTTTCCCCAGGGCGACCTTGAATTCGTCCCACGCAGAAAGGAGCAATATTTTTGCTCCGGACGCCCCTTGCAGCATGATGTCTTTCATTTTTTCCGACGCGCCGGTGCTTTCTCGCTTTGTCGCTTCGATTTGCGCCTTGACTGCGGCGGCCCCTTTATACATGACGCCGTCAATTTCTTTTTCTGCATTAAGGAGAGGCATAAGTCCCTGTGCGCCTTTTTTACCGAACATGTCGACAAGAAACGCCTCTTTCTGGATATTTCCCATTTTCGCGGTCGCTTTTTCGACTTGTTCCATCATGGAAACGAGTCCGACGAAATCTCCGTTTTTGCCGGTCACTTTGATCCCGGCTTTTTTGAGCTTGCCTTGATTTTTGGCGGCCATTACGAAAATATTGTTCAGCGATGTTCCGGCTTGACTACCTTTGATCGCTTGGTCGGCCATAAGTCCCAGAGCCCCGGCGGTATCTTCAAGCGACACGCCGAGCGTTTTCGCGCCTCCGGACGCGTATTTGAACGCCTCCCCGACCATGCCGACGTCCGTGTTTGTCCGCGACATTGTATAGGCCAAAACGTCGGCGAATCTGCCGGTATCTTTTGCCGTCATATTAAACGGCACAAGCGCGTCTGTGATGATATCCGATACCATTGCGACGTCTTCGCCTGCGGCTGCGGCAAGATCCAGAACGCCTGGAATGGCGTCATAAATTTCTTGTGTTTTGAATCCGGCAAGTGCCATTTTCTCCATAGCGGCAGCAGATTCTGCAGCTGTGAATTTTGTGGTTGCGCCCATTTGCATAGCTCTTTTTTCGAGGATTGCATAGTCCTCGGCCGTTCCCATTGTGATTGCCTGCACCCTCTTCATGGCTCCCTCAAATTCCATGTAGGCGCTGGCGCTTTGTTTCCCGACATAAGCTCCAGCGGCCAGTCCGGCCGCTCCCGTGGCAAGTGCTGCCTTTCCAGCCATACGCGCCGCGCCCCCGACCATTCTATTTCCCATCCGACTGACATTTCCGACGCCGTTCATGTTGGCCGTCTTCTTCATTTCGTTGGCGGTCTGCTGGAGTTCCCTTTGCAGATTGTTGTGTTCGTCTGCCAGCCCCTTGGCCCGTGCTTTGTATTCCGTGTATTTTGCCCCAGTGGCGTGCATGGTTTTTGCCAGTTTAGCATTTTCTTTTTCAAGTTTGGCCAGCTGTCTTTGTTCCTCAGCCGACAGCGCTCCGGCGTTTTGTTTGACTGCATTGAGTCTTCTGATTTCGGCAGCGTTTCTTGCATATTCTCCGCCCATCTTTTTGATTTTATTGTAGGCGTCATTTTGTGATCGCGTCAGTTTGTCCTGTGCGTTTCCGTTTTTTATGAGTTCCTTCTCCAGCGCCCCGACCTTGGCGGCAATATCCTGTATCCCTTTCGGCAGCAGCTTATCGACCCGACCCATGATAGACATCACAACGTCCATCTGCTTTTGTCCTGGCATATCTCCTCCTATTTGGAATATCGCTTGTTCAGTTCTTCGACCCGCTGCTCATAAATTTCGGTCAGTTCTTCCAGCCGCCCGAGGGTGCTGTTCATCAGAGTTTCGTATGATATGTTCATGTTCACGCCCCATGGATCATTGAGGTTCATAGCCAGAATATCCACCAGTTTTTTGATGTTTTCCGGGAAATCCGACCCCCATTTTATGATAAAAAATCAGAAATCACGTCCGAGATCTTTTTCATGTCCTTGGGGTGCAGCTTCAGGATGTCTTCGTATTTTGTGCCGGTGGCGTACTCGGCCACCATGGCCATATATACTTCGTCTACTTCCGGAATCAACCGCGCATTTTTGCCGCGATCCCGGTTGTAGCGATCCTTGATCAGCGTGATCTTTTTTGTGTTGATTTTGGAAAAGTCAAATTTCAGGACGTCCCCGTTTTTGAGAACGATTTCCGTCTTGTCTTCCTTTGCTTCTCCGTCAATCTCGTCGCTGATACTTGCGCCGCTTGCCGCAGACTTGTTCCTCTGGATTTCTTCTTTCGCTTCTTCGAAATCCGGATTGAAAATGTCTTCCATGTTTTTCTCCTTTCAAGTATTCGCGACGCGCCCGATATTGAGCGCGTCGCGTGATGGTTTATTGCAGATTTTTGGCCAGTTCCGCGTACAGGTCCTCACCGTTACAAATGCAGATGCTGTTCAGCGTGTCGATCTCGTGGACCACCTGGCCGTCGATTTCCAGTTTATAGTAGGTTGTAGCGATTTCGTCGTCGCGATTGTTTTTGGACGCCGCGCCGAGTTCGCCTCCGGCCTTCTTTTTGAATTTACCTTTGACGGTGGCCACGAGTTTCTTGTATGCGTTGATGTGGGTGCTGGATTCCGTCCCCGCGATGGCAGCGCTGATAATGAGCGCCGTATTCAGCGCCCCGGCAAGGTACATGCCGGGGTTCATTTCGATCCATGACAGTGTTGTGGTCATAGCCGAATTGATAATGGGCAAAACTTCTTCATAGGTCGCGATCCCCAGTCCCTTGATTTCCTCGGCCGCCCGTTCGACGTCCGGCAAGCTGACATTTGCGAGCCCGACAAGCTGATTTGTGCCGTCTTTTTTTACGATGGTGTCCGCGATCATTCCCGGTTTAAAACTCATTTATGATGTCACCCCCCTTATTCCCAGAAAGATTCCAGATATCCGGCGTCAAGTTCGAAGCCGTTTTCAAGCGCTTCTCCGGGAGGCACCGCTCCGAGATAGGAGTGCCACCTGAATTTTCCGTCGATCATCCGCTGTGCGGAATTTTCTTCCAGCAGGAATTCGATCCGACCGCCCAACAGCTTGCCCTGTGCGTATTTGTCGTCCAGATAATTCTGATAATTTGCCTGGATGCTTTTCGCTTTGGCCGGGGTCATCGGCTTATCCACGTCGTTGGACGTGTTGAGGATCCAGTCGTTGGCGCACTGTTTCATGACGGACTTATAACACAGGAGCGTGTCTTTCGGGTCCGTGTTTCCGCCCGGCTGATATACTGACGTCCGGTTTCCCCAGAGGACGGTTCCATTAGGCCGCTTGATGATCGTTGCGATGCCGTTGGCGTTCAGGAGGTTCGCTTCTTCTTCCGACAGCGCCAGATCGACATATTTCTGCTGCGCGGCGTCATAGTAGGCGATTCCCGTGGCCTTGATGTTGTTGTTTGACGGCGACTGGTGCGGCCACCCGCCGTTTTGGATGTTGATCGATGCGGCAAGAAAGGCCGCAAAGACCGACTGATTCCAGTATTCCCCGTTGTATTTCGCCGCTCCAAACAGGAGATACTGATCCGGATCGATCCAGTTGTGATCTTTCTTGAATTGAATGACCTCCCCGTATTTCACCGTGTGGGGGATGTCGTAAAAAGTATTGTAAGACTGCCACTTATTATTGATCAGCGACAGTTTTGTATCAAGAATTGCCCGCAAGTTGTCGGAATAAAATCCCGGAACGATCCCGTAAGACGGGATCATGGACCACTCGTCGAAAAGATTGTCCACGCACTGCAAGCCGGTTTTGTGGTTCGTGATCGGGTCCACGGTTCCGATGATGTCGTCTTCGGTGACGAGCGACGGGTCAAGATAGCTGTACTCGACGTCTACCGCAGGCGGGAACGTGGCAGCAGTGAATTTCACGATCAGCTGCCCGTCCGCGTCGAATTCCAGCGTGTAATCCGTAGCGGCCACCAGCGAGGAATCCGTTGATTTCTTGACGACCACGGTGGATGTCAGGATGCCGACCTGCGACACGGTGACTTTCTTGTTTACGACGGCCAGATCCTGAGTCTGCCCCGTCGTGCTGTGATCTTCAGGATTGAGGACGTTGACGCAGACAATAGGCTTTACCCCAAAAAGTTGCAGGCCCACAAAGAGCGCCTCGGTCAAGGTAAATCCGGGGATCCGTTTCGTTGCCCCGAAGTTGGTCACGACGTCCGAAAGGCTTTGGATGACGACCAGTTTATTGACCGCCGACAGGTCTGCCGCCATATTCACGGGAGCCGTACCGACGATGAACACGGGATTCTGCGCCGTAACGATTCCTTTTATGGAGCTTTCATACTCTTGCGTATAGCTGCCATGCGGATTGATATCTGTGAAAGGCATTTCATCATCTCCTTTTTATACGATTTTCCGGGGAGTGAAAAGCTCCCCCTTTTCTTTTGTGTATTCGTCAAGCGTTCGAAAATGTGCGGCCGCTTCAGGCTCTTTCCCGATGATCAGATCATAATGTTCTTTCTTGATGACCGAAAAAGGCTGAATCGGAATATTCGCAAATTGTCCCTGCTTTTTTTCGATATAGATGTATCGCGTTTCTTTTTTCTTCGTTTCCGCTTTCGCGACGTCTTTGGCTGCGGCCGTGGTCTCCACGACCGGATCCGGCGTCACTGAGCTGGTTTTGTTTGCCATTTTCCCTCCTTGTGTTTACAGATTGAAATCCCTGGCCATGATTGTTCCCATCGGCTGCTTCGGCAGGGTGACCGGGATCATGATGTCATAGCCCCAGTATGGGCCGATGGTCGCGTGGCTGTTCCACTGTCCGCTCATGTTTTCGGCGTCTACCCAGTACAGATCATGCACGAAATTCGTGTCATAATAGTCCAGGATCAGGTTGACCGCTTCCATGAGCAGGTAATATCCGATGGGATTTGCTTTGTCGATGACGATCATGACCTGAAACATCACGGTCTTTTCCGGCTTGTTTTTGATCGTTTGCGGCCTGATCAAGATATACGGAGCTTTTTTTTCGTAAAAATCATCGGTGACATCAAATCCCGCCTCTTTCGCGGCGATCTTTTCCTGTCCGGACATTTGCCAATGCCATCCGTGCAAATAGTTGAAAACGATGGGAATTTCAGTTTCCTCTCCGTTTTCTGTGACGATGTCGACGAATCCGGCCATCAACTCTGCGATGTCGTCCATAATGGCGTTTTCTGCTTCCTGTATGGCCTTTGCCCGGAGCGGGACCGGCAGCGGGACTCTTTGGAGTTCCCCCTCTTCGTCAATAAACATAAATTCGTTGTCGTTTACCCTTGCCATTTACACCTCCGCGAGTCTGCGTTCAAGCTCCGCAAAAAAGATCTTTTCGATCTCGTCCAGCTGCGCCTGTGACAGCGGCCGGGTCATGCCGTAAACGGATATGGTCCGAAACGCCGTGATGTCTCGCGGATGATCCGCGCTCCGGTTGCGTTTATACAGCCCCGGCGTTCGGCCGCCGGAATTTTTATAGAAGGCCCAGAACATGGTCGCCATCGTATGCCGCCCGCTGGCTTTGTTGATGACAGCGGAAAGCCGGGACGTGCTCCGTCCCGGCTTTTTCATGCTCATATCAAATTTTTCGACCGCGCTTTTTTTTGTGGCGGCAAGCAGTGATCCTTCGGACCCGCTGACCTTTTCCGTAAGGCCTTGATTGATGACGCCGGATTCCGCCGTATACAGATCCCCGATGGTTTCCCGCTCCATTTGTCCAGCGACCCGTATCGCGTGCCGGATGCTTCTTTTCAGGACGTCATCGGCCAGCTTTCTGGACAGACTTGCCAGCTTTTTCAGTTTTGCGACCTGATCGTCCTGGAGTTTGACTGATATGTACATGGTCGCCTCCCTATTCCGTGAATCCGGCGATGTCGATCACGAGAAAGGCGTCAAATATCGTGTGCAGGCTTACGATTTCGAATTTTTCTCCGTCGACGATGATCTCTTCTCCGACTTTGATCGGCACGCCCTTGGGATAATCATCGGCCTTGATCCAGACGCGTTTGCCGTTTTTCGTGATTCCCGTGTCCTTTTTGTCTTTCTTGTAGATGTCATGGCCGGAAAAATTACGGTCTGACGTGATACTGTTGACAATCGCCGTCATCCGGATTCCGTTGATTACGTGCCTGACTGCGAATTCGCGAAACCAGTTCATCTTTGCGTCTTTTACGGCCATATTCTTTGCGGCCGATGAGGGGCGACCGGGCATCATTTCTTATGTCCCTTTCCGCTTGTCGTGGTCACGCCGGGAATGACCGGCGTGGTATTCTGATTTTCATCCTTTTTTACTTCGCCCGCCAGAGGCGCTTCTTCGTCCGGCTTATCCCCGCCTGCGTCTCCCTTCTCTGATTCACCCGCGCTGCCGGATCCGACGCCTTCTTTGCCCGTTTCGCCGGTTTCTTCGTCTTCGTCGTCTTCTTTGACGTCTTCGACTTTTTCGGCGAGGTTGCGCTTGATCAGGTCCTTGGCGATTTTGTCGCTGACTTCAAAGGGCGCGCCTTTTTCATGCAGGACGTTGTCATCGGTTCTGATTCCGTATTTCTTGCTAATGATTTTCATTTATCTCCTCCTTAGTTGGTCACTTTTACGCAAGCCCATCCTTTGCCGTCGTCCGGAATGATAAGGGGTGCGCTGTGCAACTGGAGTTCGTTATCTTCGGTGCTGTCCGTCGTCCATTTCCGCACGACTTCCTTGACGGGGAACAGCACAGATTCGTCCGCTTTCCGGTCGGGTTTGAGCGCCAGCGCCCCGTAATGGCAGGTAAATGATCCTTTTTTCAAATAGACGACTGTCCCGGCGGGGAGCAGGTTGTCATCCTGCTGTGCGTCCGGCAGTTGTGTCCATTCGGCATAGCTGTATACCTGGAGATTCAGGCTCGGGATATACATGATCAGATCCCCGCCGTCGGTCCCGCGCGCGGTCTGATCAAGGACGATGGACGCGTTATGGTAAGACGCCAGCGTTTCTTTTATGCTGTCATTCTGTCTCAGTAGAGCGGCCACGTCCGGAGAAACGATCACCGTGTCGATGACGATCCCTGTTTCTTTCTGGATGTCGAGCTTTTTCTGTTCCATCTGACCGATGATGTCGGCAGCGGCCGATGACNNTTCCTGCGCCCACGTGCTGTCATAGGTGATCCCCGTTTCGCCGTCGGCCAGGGGATGGATTCCGGTCGTAAGCAGTTGTGACAGCGCCCAGAGTTTTGTGCGGAAAGCCACCTCTTTGAGGAATGTCAGTTCATCCGCCAATTCTTTCTTGGCCGCCGTTGTCTGGTCGTCATAGGGCGTCGTCCCGAATTTCTGCTCAAACATGGCCTCGGCCATGTTCACAACCTTGATCTTAATCGCAGGCGGTGCGAATTCGTCCACCCGGAAAGAATCTTTCAAGATATTCCGGACGGGATCCTGGCGTCCCACAAAGGCGGTGCGGATCCGCTTGGCCCCCTTGTTGTGGATTTCAAATTTGACGGTCGTGTGCGTCTGTTCGCGGCCGATGGCGGTCGTATACAGGAAAGCCGCCGGGGATTTTACTTGTTCGATCGCCGTGGTGAGCGATTTTGTGCTGAAAACTGTTCTTGTAGGCATCTTTTTCCTCCTTTATTCGAAATAGATCTGAAATCCGCGCGCGACATCGGCGACATCCGCCGCCGCAACAGATCCGAAATTTACTTCCGACGTCGTAAACTGCCCGCTCAAATAAACGAGCAGTTTGGTGTTTTGCGCGTCCACGACCTTGTCCTCGGCGGCCACGGCATAAAAATTGGCCGCTGTCGCAAGCGCCCCCACGATCCCGCCGGTTTTTTGAAGCGCGTCGCCTCGGGAATATGTCCCGTTAGCCACGGGAATTCTGACTTTATACTGCGGGATCATAAGCCCCGCGATTAGATTGTCCGGTGTATGTACTACGCTCATTTGCTTCCTCCTTTGTTTTTATGGTATGTTTTTACATATTGGCAAAATTGACCACATCTTTCAGGATGTCATCGGCCTGTTGCTTCTTGTTGGCGTCTTCCTTGCTGTTGTCCACGTCTTCTTTGTTATACGCGTTTTTCTTTTCTTCAAATTTTTCGGCGATCCCTGTCACCTGATCTTTGGGCTTGTCAGAAGCGGCAGGCGCGGACGTCATTTTATCCAAAATCTCCATGACGATGGATTCGGCATTTTGGATTTTGTCATATTTTGCCGACGCGATGATGGCCAGCGCCTCAGAGTTCTGTGTTTTCCCGGCCAGTTTATCCAACGCGGCCATCCGGTTCCGCTCCCCGGTTGCGCCTTCGTTGATGATTTCGGCGTATACTTCAGGGAATTGATTTTTAAGTTCTTCTTTGTTCATGACCTTCTTATCCTCCTTGTGTTTGGTTTTTGTGACTTCATGCGATTCTGCGGTTGATTCAGCGATGTTTTTGAAATGTTTCGGCGCTTTGAAATAATTGAAAAATCCCGGAAAGACCTCGGCCTTGATTTCTGGCGGAGTCGTCGCGGATTTTTCGATGTTTGTGATGAATCCTTTTTCAAGCGCCACGGGGGGCGTCATCCATGTTTCGTTTGTCATGAGGAGCGCCACATCTTCTTTTGTGATCGTGTCTTTGACCTTGGTCATGTACGCTGTGACGATGTTGTCCTTGATGAGCGCGAGGACGTTGGCGGTTTTCTTCATGTCTTCTTCGGTGCCCATCGCTATTGTTGTTGGGTCGTGGATCATGAAGTCGGAGACCTCGTCCATGATGATCTCGTCCCCGGCCATGGCGATGACTGTCGCTATAGACGCGCAGATTCCCTCGATTTTTACAGTCTTGTGCCCTTTGAGCCGTCGCAGTTGATTGTAAATCGCTATTCCGTCAAAGACATTTCCGCCCGGACTGTTCAATCTGACAAGGATATTCGTCGCCTTTTCGTTTTTCTCGATTTCTTTCAGAAACGATTCGGCCGTGATGTTTTCTCCCCACCAGCTTTCGCCAATGCTGCCATAAATGATAATTT